CCACTCTCTATCGTCAGTCGCCACTGCCGCCGTGATCCCGACTGACACCCGGTCGCCCTTGGTCGGGGTAATGCCGGTTGCGGTCGAGACAAGCAGTTTGCGCTGCGTCGTGCCAACCAGCGTGCCATTGGCATCCCGCAGCCGCTCATTGAGATCGACGGCGATGATGTCCTTGTGCTCTGGCAGGCTGACCGGCGCCCACTCGTTTCCGGCCTTAACGATCCGGCGCAACGCACAAGGCTGACCAAAACGCTTGATCAGCCTTTCTGCAGTTGCCCGAGATCTGGCGTAGTTGAAGCCCGCCATTAGGCGTCAACGAACATGATAGCGGCCAGCTTCTCGCGCAGATCATCAGCCGTCTTGTCGTTCAGGCCGTCCTGATCGACGCCGTGCGCCCAGAGCATTTCAATCAATTCAGACTTGCGGGCCTTGGCGATGTCGCTGCGCGTGATCAGCGCTTCCGGCTCGGCCGTTGCAGGTGCCTCGACCGTCAGATTGGCGCGCAGCAGCTGCCCGGCGATATACGGCTCGCCCTGCAGCTGGCTTAGCGTGTCCTTGCTGACAGTCAGGATCCCATTGGCCGGGATGACGTGGCCGGTCGATGACGTGATCTCGCGCTTGGTGTTGTTTTTCAGCTCATACATTGGTTCAGTCCTTTTTCTTGACGGTGTATCCGTAGACCTCAGCTGCATCCAAGAAGCTGGCTTCGGACATGAAGGGGCGGGCCCAGACCTCAGACATCTGCGCGCCGACGGTTACTTTTGCAGTGACGACTTCATCAATCGCGATGCGAATAGTGAGGTCGATTATTTCCTCGATCTCGATGCCAGCCTCATCGAAAACTGTGGTGCCCATCCCGAGCTGCAGTCGGCCGTTCTCATCCGGCTTGGGCGGTACGATTCTGATCATGTGGTTTCCTCCATTGGTTCAGGCGCTCCAAGCAGCACGCGGGTCCAGCCCGACATCGAGCGCATGCGGTTTCGATATTCTTCCGGCACAGTCAGCCATTGCTCGCGGAAGTCCTCAGCGGATCCCCAGTCTTTGCGGGTTTGATCCCAGAAATGCGGCGTGACGGTCATCGGCACTCCGCAGAACACGACCCGGTCAAAGCCCAGATCGATCAGCGCCACCTTGGCGGCATACAGCCCGGACGATCCACTTTTCGCCTGACCGGGAAACAGATCAGACGTCCTGATGAAGTGGTCAGGAATGTGCGGTCGCGCTCCGGGCTGCGCGTAAAAGGCGGCAGGCTCGGGATGACCTTGCTTGGCCCGGTCGGCAACCCAGCCCTTGCTGAGGAAAAACCGGGGATGCAGGCTGATCCATGCGTCCAGCGGCCCGGCCCATTTGGCCCCAGCTTCATTACAGGCCACAACGCCGTCCCAGCGGCTACCAGCGGCACAGGGCGCCGAACCGGCTCCGTCGCTACCATCCACCCCCAAGAAGCGGCTTAGATCACTCCAGAGGCTTTCAGCGCCTCCCAGTACGAGACACGTTTTCAAATTTCGATACCCCAAGTGTTGCCCGGGCCGATCCAGTAGCCGGGGCAGAGATCGTCGGCGGCCCGGCGCACTGACGGCCAGTTGATGCCAGCGCCAGTAATCGAGCCACCCTTTTTCAGCTTCCGCGTCCAAGCCATGATGTCGGACCGGACGCCCAGCTCAGACAGATCCGCGTCGATAAAGACGAAGTCGAGCGATCCATCCTCGACCCGATCCGCTGCGGCCACTGAGTAGCCTTTGAAGATGCGGATCCGGGGCCGGAACACGGCGAGACGATTCCGCGCCGCCTGCTCCAGAATACGATGCGGCCAACCGGTCCAGTTTTCCGGCCCGGCGATTTGCGGCTGCGCTTCCCAGAGATCCACCACCACCAGTTTCATCCAGAGACAGCGCGACAGGATCGCTGCGGCCGTCTTGCCTTCGCAGGTGCCCAGCTCAACCCCCGATCGCCAGTTGTTGATCGTGGCAAGGTGGATCAGCGTGTGGGCCTTGGTCATCACCCAATGAGGGGTTTCGATCGTCGGCTCGATGTCGTCCGGTGACGTGACCTTCGGCAGGGGCGTGATCGTCACTTCTGAACCCACCATGTATAGTTTTCGGCAGTAAGGACGCGCGAGAACGCCTCATTGACGGCCCGATCAACCCCGCCAAACCGATCGTCTGGATTGCCGTAATCATGCCCGCCGAGCCAGCCGCCCGGTTTCACGATCCGGTGCCACGCGGCGATGTCAGCGCTGCACCCCTCATAGGAGTGGTCGGCGTCGATGAACACGAGATCCGCACTGCCGGTCAGCATAGACGAGGCGGTGTAGACGCTATCCGCCTCGATCACTTGCGCGCCGATCTCAGACGCCACCCTGCAAGCTGCAACCATATTCTTGGTGGCCTGCTCCTGTGAGTGCAGCGCATGGTCATCCCGCGTGTCCCGGTAGGCTTTAGGCTGGAACTCAATCGGCAGCCAGTTGTCGATCATAATCCACTGGATGTCGGGCCGGGACTGGTAGACCCACCATGCAAGATGCCCTCTCAGCGCACCGACCTCGATCACAATGCCGTTCATTGGCGTGCGATCGATAATCGCCTTGCCGCGCTGTTTGACTGCGTCGCTTACCTTGACCATGCGTCTGCCACCCATCCTGATTTGATTTCGTTCATTTTCGGTCTGCCGTGAAACGTCACGATGCTGGACCCGGCAGGGGGATCCAGCTGCGCGTGTAGCTTGTAGCTGGCAACGACACCGGCTTTGAAAGCTGTGGGCCCATAGCCGGCGTCAGCGGCCACGTCCTCGATAAACGCCTGATCGCCAATGCGGCCGTCGGTGCGTCGATCGTATTGCGTTCGGAAGCCGACCGGATCTGCGCGAAAGCGGTCGTAGATCTCGCGCATGTCGCCGGTCCAAGCCATCACGCTCGAATTATGGCTTCCCGACGTCAGGAAATCACCGACCATGCGCAGAGATCCAGACGTGTCCAGCAGGCGATCGAGATCCCCAGTGATCAGGCTATCCAGATCGATGTAGAGGACGGGCCCAGCAAAAAGGCCGGGACGGAAAAGCTCGATCTTTCTCCACCATCCCGGCCAGTTTTCAGTGAGTGGAACCGTCTCGATATTCCATTGCTCGAGCGACAGGTTGAGATCTGTCAGGCAGACGAAACGGTGGGCCGACATATTGCGCTCGACAGCTTCGGCCAGCCTGATCACCCATGATTGGGTGTAGGTGCCACCCGACCGATAGACGCAGGCGACTGTCGGCCATGAAACGGTCAGCACCGAGCGAGGCCAGCAGCGATCGTATCTTTGATGTGCTCCAGCCATTCCTCCATCAACTCGAAATCCGCCCGCGTCGTCGCGCTTGTCCATGTCATCGTTTTGTCGTCGCCCTTCGGCAGAACGACCAAGGCCAAAGGCGCCGTGGCGATCATCTGTGTCATGCGCTTTCGCATGAAGTCCTCATCGTTATTGCCATAGATCTCGCGCACAGGAGGCGTGTCGGTCACGGCTTCCGGGGCTTCATCGGGCTTGACGTACCAAGCGCCATTTGAAGGATGCCAACCGTCATCACAGGCCGCGCAAGTGGCCCCGCCGTCAGCCAGAAGCTCGAATGTGGCGCACCCGCAAGTGCAGACCCAGATCACTTTTTCAGGCTTGGGGAACTCAGTGATGCTCATCCTCTCAATTTCCCTCCAGATAGCCGGTTGCCGGCGCCGCGTTTAAGAAATGGCGCGACCAGATCCTGCACGACCGTCAGAATTGGGATGACGCTGGCCGCATCGGTTCGGGATAGGTCGAACTCGGTCGAGATTGGCCCCACCTTCTCGGACTTGACGCGCTCGCTCGGGATATAGACCGGCGACATCGATCCGGGCGTTGCCAGCTCGAGGTGAACGATCTCGGCCGTGGCCTTCTTGATCTCACGCGGCACGATGTTGTTCGCGACGGAATATCCTTTTTCGTCGGTGAGGTTGGAGCGCGGAAAAGCGAGCGCTTGCTCGCCAGCTGGACTGCCGCGCTCCTTGAGCTTGTAGCCAGCCCACGGCCACCTGACTGAGAGGTGATCCGTGGACCGGACAATCGCCTGCTCGATCAGGCTGTCCGCATACTGACTGTAGGCCACCCCTCGATCATCGGAGTGCGCTTTGTACTCCGCGACCGAGAGAAAGCCATTTGCACCGCTGAGGCCGGTGCCGTCCTCGACGGTGAGTACCATTTAGTCAGCCTTTGCTGTTTTTTCAGCGTGGGCGCGCAGAGCTTCGAGCGCGTCCTCTTTGCTGTTGATCGCAGTGTCCGAGACGGCTGCAGCTGCAGACCGCAATTCAGGCCACGTCATTGTGGCCGGATCCTTGGGTTCTTCGTTGGTCGGCGCTTGGCCGGATCCCCCTGCCGGGTCTACAGGCGCCTGCGTGCCGGTCTGGTTATTGGCCGGATCCTTGGGTTCTTCGTTGGTCGGCGCTTGGCCGGATCCCCCTGCCGGGTCTACAGGCGCCTGCGTGCCGGTCTGGTTATTGGCCGGGTCATTGGCGCCGTCGCCCTGACCTTCGCCGTCGCCGTCGCCGTCGCCCGACTTGGGTTCAGCGGCTTTGCCAGTGAACTCCTCCATCGTTTCAGCGTCGAAGTCAGTGGCGTTGATCGTGATGGGCCCCTCGGCCGTTACGATCCGTATGGTTGGTCTACGCATGTCAATTCCTTTCAGGTTTCAGATTGATAGTGGGTGGTCTGGTCTTATAAAAAAGGCCGCCCACAATGGACGGCCTTTCTATCAGATCAGATCCAGCAAAGCGATTAGCCTTGCAGGATGCCGAGCCATTTGCCGTTCGGTGCGGCTGTACCCCATGCGAGGCCAACCTCGTACTTCACGCGGCGATACTGGCGGTAGACCGCGACCTGAAACGTCAGACCCGAAACCGGATCCTGAATCGTGGTCACGTCGTCAGCCTCATCCCCACCTTCGGGCATGGCGGGCAGACGTGCTGCCAGCAGCAACGAGTTGCGGTGGAAGGCAAGGTTTGCCGTGTAGGAGGCATCGGCAGATACCGCCTCGCTGCCAGCAGTCGCCTGACGCAGGCCCGTCTCATTGATCAAGACAGTGCCAGTGGTCGAGGCGCCGACCGTCACATCAGCAGCGACAACGTATTGGCTGTCGTCACCCGCGATTTGGATGACATCGCCCGCGAGGAACGCAACCGCAGCGCCAGCAGCAGTAGAGACGCCGATCGACGTCGCTCCGACCGCATTTACCCCAGTGACTGTGACAGTGCCGGTCAGCGTACCGGCAGTGTGGTTCACGACACCGGCAGAGTAGCCCATGACGAAACCATGCAGCATACGCAGCTGACGCTCGCGCAGGAGTGCGCCTGCATCGCCCGCTTCGTTCACTTTGAACAAGTTGGACTGCTTGCCTTCGAGCTTCGCCCGCGCTGCCGAACCGACGATGAGTGCGCGGCCGCCTTGCGGTGCCCCGTTATCATCCAAGATGCGGTTCATCTCGGCCAGATCCGTCATGTCGTCAGCGGTGGCGAAAGGCGTGGTGCCCGCCGTGCCGTAAGCGCGTGCGGCTTTCTGGTATTCCATGCCCAGATCCGTTTCCACGGCATTGGCAAGGGTACGGAAGCCCTGAGCGAACTGATCGCGCAGGATCGTATTGACGACACCGAACTGCGAAACAGATTTCTGCTCCTCGCCTGTCCAGCGAATTGGATAGGCTTTCGACTTGGTGATCGAGACGTCCTTGTAAGTGATCGTCTGATCGCCGGAATCGGCGGGATCGTTACCGGGCACGATGTCCTCGAGCGTGTTCTGGGGAACAACGGGCGAGCGCACCGTCTGGCCGATCGCGCCTTGCTCAGCGACAGCATCGACGTTGACGTTCGGGATGAACCCGATCAGCTCGCGAGAAACCTCGTCAAGCGCGGTGTAGAGTGTGGGGATGAGCCCAGTGAGGGTGTTAGACATTTGTAGTCTCCATGTTTGGTGAAAAAACCGGACAACGTCCGAGACGTGAGACGGGCTATCCAGCCCTTACACCGAGTCTTGCTTCCGCACCCGGCACATCCCCTGATTTCAGGGGTTAGTCGACCAGCGTGTATCCATCCTTGATACGCTGGCCGCGCGCACCGTGATCGAGCTTTTCAAACTCGCCGCGTGTGATGCGCTTAGATCCCGCTTCGCCATCATCTCCATCAGATCCAGAGCCGCTTTGGCCTCGGCCTTTCAGGATGTTCTCGCGGTACGGGTATTGGTCAATCAGGGTTTCGATCGCCTCATCAAAACCGGCAAGCTCGCCGGGCTTCGACCGTGAAAAGATCTTGTTGCCCTTGTCATCGTAGGCGATGCGCTCGCCATCTTCGATCTTGAAATTCTTGCCGAAGCGCGACTGTAGCATATCTGCCGGGATCGCGACTTTCTCCGAAACGAATTTGGACCGTGAGAAGCTGCCGCCGATCAGCTCGCTATCGAGCTTGGATTTCAGCATATCCCGCTCACCGACGATGGGCGCGTATTCATCATCCTTGGCTTTGATCGCCGCCTCGGTCTGAGCTGTAGCTGCCTTGACCGCTGCCGCTTTGATCTCCTCGACCTTTCCGGCATCGATGAGCTTTGCTTCGTCAATGTTCTTGATCGTCTCCAGAGCCTTGAGTGCAGCTGCTGGATCTCCGATGCCCTCGAATTTCTTAAACCCCAATTCTGCCGCTTCCTTGGCCTCGCGGTGAGTTTGCGATTCCTTGTTCAGCGACGTGATCTTTGCCAGAGCGTGCGGGGCATCAAATGCGACATCTTTGCCATCGTCATCAGTGTAGACGGGTTTGCCATCCTGAATAGCGGCATAGGTGACGCCTTCGATCTCGGTTGTCTTGAGTTTCATGGGTTCGCTTTCCTGCGTTTGCTACGATGGGCTTCCGCCCGGTGGGGCCGCGTAGTGCGGCGTTTAACCGCCCGGAGGCGGATCTTTGAGCGCGTCTGGATCTTCGTTAAGGGGATCATCATCATCCTTGACGTCGTCATCCTTGCCCTCGTTGTCCTTGTCGCCTTCGATCTCCTCGAGCAGCATGTCGAGATCATCATCAGGGTCGAAATCCTTGTCGAGTATGCCGCGCCGCTTGGCTTCATGCAGCGTCTGGTGTCGGCTGATCTCGCCTTCCTTGCGAAGCTCTAAGACGTTGGAATATCCGTCGTCCTCCCGCTCGGATACATCAAAGTCCAGATCCATGACAACCTTGGGCTCGGCGTCGGACTTGAGCCAGAGCGCCGTGTAGTACAGCGCAAGCTCCAGCGCGTCCTTGGCGTTCAGTGCCCAAGCCTGCACGGCACTGTTGCCCTTGCCGGCCGCAAAGGCCGTCGTGATCCGGGTCAGATTGCCTGACTGAGCGGTGAGGGGTTGGCGCCCGATCTCGCGCAGCTCCTTGATCGTGGCGCTGACATCACTCGCCAGAAATGTGAGCGACGATGACGATGGCTCGATGATCGTCCAGCTGCCTGCAGCGCCGTCGCCGCTCGATGGGGCGTAGAGAGCAAGGCCCGGACCGGCGCTGATAGGCTCGGGGTTGCCATCTGCACCGATCATAGGTGAGACGCCGTTACCGGCCAGCATGGGGAAGGCCGTCATCAGCTTGGCGAACTCGAGCGCCGATTCCTGCTGATAGAGCGTGATTTGCAGATCAGCGGCATCCTGCATGGCGGGAGTGGTTTTCCAGCCCTTGCCCTTGCGGCGTCCAGTGACGAACGGAACCAGCGGGATATACTTTATCGTCATGTAGTAGGGCGTGCCCTCGATGACCCACTCTTTTTCGCCGCTTTCCTTGGTGTGCTCCAGAAAGATCGTGACCATCGGATTGTCGAAAACACCCGGCGCAATCTCGGCGCGATCGATCTGCCGAACGCGCTTGACCGTCTCCTCACCAAAGCCAACGCGCTTGGTGCTGTTCTCTTTCAACCGGACGTGGGTGAAATGCTCCTTGCCTTCGATCATCGACGTGTAAGCCGCCAGAACGCTGGTGACAGGATACCGGACCCAGTAAGGCCGCGCGCCCAGCTTCTTTTCATCAGCGACAGTCGCATTGAGCGGCACGCCCTTGGTGTAATCGACCAGCATCCAGTCGATCGAGTAGCCAATGGCGTCATAGAACATCTCACCGGCTACGACGTGCAGGCTGTTGCCGCGCCCGTCGACATCCATCTCGAACTCTTTAAACGCCGCGTCGACGCTGTCCTCAGCCAGCGTTACCTTTTTGGCAAAGGCCCGCTGAGACAGGTTCTCGACAATATCCCGAAAGACGTTGGTGAGCTTGGTAATGCCCTTGCGCAGCTCGTACCGCTCACTGCTCTCGTCTGGCATCTTGGGCAGGAAGGTATCGCTATTCGCACGCATGGATGTCAGGCCGCCATAGAGCGCGTTGATCTTGCTCCAATAGGGCTGCATCGCTTCCATGTCAGATGCGAGCTTGTCAGGTTGATTGTCCATGTCGATCCTATTTCTGCTTTCCGACAAGCCCGGTTGATGTCGGCTTGGCTAATTCCATAAATGCCCGGCTTGCGGCGTCCACTTGGTCCTTGAATTTCCCGTTCGGAAAATTCGTCGCCTCATCCAGAAAGTCTTTGTTCCAGTCGGCTAAGACCATCATCACGTTGCCGACCTCAGCCTGTGCCGATAGCGGGCTTGCCCGCGTTTCTTTGTTACCGTCCTCGGTCGATTTCCGGTAGTTGTAGCCGGCCGCCGCCTTGACGATCGCGATCGCCCAAGCCTTGCCGCCAGCGCCGGGATCCTGTGGCACTGACCCCATCACCCTACCGCCGTAGCGCTGAAAGTCCTCAGCTGCAGTTGCTTTGACAAGACGCTCGACACCCGCCGGGCTGAGCTGTTTCCGTATCACGTCGATGAGGACGTATTCGCCTTGTCTGGTCAGGCCCATAAGAACGCCGACCGTGAAGGCCGCGCCGTCTTTCGCCGTGGCCGCGACATCCCAGCCCCGGACATACCGGACGCAGACAGGTGCGGCCCGGACAGGTACGAACCAGTCGCGCTGGAACATACCGCCGCCGCGTGGTGCTGGCCGCTGCTGTTGCTGGCCTGCAGCCGCATATTCGCCCATCGCCCTATTGTCTCGCGCCACGACATCGAGCGGGAAGCGATTGGCAAACAGAAGCTCTTGATCCTCGGTGCGGGGATCCTGCGGGTAGACCTTCTTGAGCGGCTTGTCATCGAGGATCTTCGCGATGTCCTCGGGCGGTGGCGCCTCGCCTTCGATATACCACTGCTGGCGGGGCGCGTCGTATTTGCCCAGTACCGCCTCGACCTCCATGAAGCTCGGCACGATGACGGTATAGCACCGGCGCTCAGGCTCGAACTGCATGGGCAGCATCAGGTGGGTATAGTCCAGATCGCTTGCCAGAATATGACCAGCAACATCGGCCTCGTTGAGGCGCTGCATGATGATGATGATCACAGATTTCTTCGGGTTCACAAGGCGCGACGTCAGCGTTTCCTTGAACACCCGAACAGCTGTGTCGCGGGTCTTGTCGGACTCGGCACCCTCGGGATTGATAGGGTCGTCCCATGTGACGTAGTGGCCGCGCTTACCCGTCATACCAGCGACGGCGCTCGACTGTCGAAAGCCGCCGTCACTGTTCTCGAAATTCGTCTTTTCGTTCTGGTCGCTGGTGATCTTGGTCGGCCAGCGTCTCTGATACCAGTCGGACTCGACCAGCAGGCGAGTGCGCCGGTTGTCCCGCGTTGCAAGGCCCTGTTCGTGTGATGCCCCGATATAGCGGATATGCGGGGATTTCGCTGGACCCCAGAGCCATGCCGGAAAGAAAACCGACGCCGCGCTCGACTTTGATGTGCCGGGCGGGATGTTGATCAACAGCCGGTTAATCTCGCCGGTATGGCAGGCCATGAGATGATCGCATGTCGCGTCCATGTGCCAGTTGTGCTGGTACTCCTCGGAGTCGATCGTGGGCCAAGCCATGCTTGTGAAGTCGCTCAGACTGCGGCTGGCAAGCTCCCGATCGATATTGAGAAGATCCGTTTCATTCAGCATCGGCCGTGTCGTCAGCTGCAATGGCCGCTTCGCGAAGCTCGCGCAGTGCCTGCGTGCTCAGCTTGCTGGTGTCGATCGTCTGCTGCTCGACCTTTATAGCGCCGCCGCCGGGCCCGGTCAGCTCGCGCCCTTCGATATAGCCGCGATCCTTGGCCTGCGTCTTGAGGTAGAAGATCACCGACGTCATGTTGCCGTCCCGGATCCCCTTGAGCAGTTTAGTTTCTGCCAGATCGATGTTCGACTCCCTGATCTCGAGTAGAGCGGCTTTGATCTCAGGTTCCCGCGCGATGTAGTTACGGATCGTCATGCTGGTACAGCCCAGCTTGAGCGCGGCAGCCGTGAGAATACCAGCGGAGCTTGTCAGCGCGCTGATCACTTGGCTGTTCGTAAAATCAGGGGTTCTCATCGGCTTCCGCCTCCGTAACTTCTAAACTCTTGATATGGGCAAGGGCGAGCTGGCTCATCACCAGTAGCGCCACGCCGTCGTTGCCGATCTTCTCGGCTTCCTTGACAGCAAAGATGCCCTCAAAGAACGCCCGATAATCGCGAAACTTGGCCCAGAACACCGGATGACGCTCGGCCTTGGCCTTGAGCTTCACGATGTTGTCCTGAAACTCGGTCAGATCCTCGGGCAGGAACGCCACCATGATGTCCTCGTATGCCGGCAGGCCGACGCCCAGCTTGACCAAGTCTGGATCCTCGAGCACGCCAAGATCTTCGTCGGTCAGACCCGAGTAGCGCTGTTCCAGCATCTCCAGCCCGTCATACAGCTCGCGCAGCACGTTCGGGTCATCCTCGCCGTTCAGCGCATTGTGGGACAGTTGCAGGCCGACCATGCGGCTATCCGACAGATCCCCGGCAATCTCGATAATCGGGATCGATGTCAGGCCCGCGGCTAAGCTGGCCTTAACCCGGTGGTTGCCCGAGATCACGATTTTCTTGCCCTCACGCACCGCGACCAGTGGCGCCGACGTCAGGCAGCCGTCGCGGGTAATGTTGTCGACCAGCTGTTTGAACACCCGCTCGGACATGAAATGCGCGTTCTTCTCGAGAAGCGTCAGCGCCTTCGGATCTGCGGTGGTGTTGGTGGTCGTGAAAGTGTCGGTTGGCTTGGGTGGGACAGCGACGACATCAGGGGCGGGCGCTTTGGGCTTCTTGTCCTTGGGCGCGGTCTTTTTGGTGGGTGGTTTCGTCATTTTGCATAGCTCGTTTTTACTGTGCGGTTTCGATCATCCTTGAAGCTCTTGCTAAACCATTCGTCATAGATGGCCTGCGGTGAGCGGTCATCCCTCATCCCAGCATAGTTGATGATGAACTTGGCCCCGGACCGCTCGCCAGCGGCCGCCTCTTTGCGGGTGATGATCTTGTATATGCCTCGATATTTCATCGAAACAGGGTGGTTGCTTCGGACTGTGGTTAGGACGGCCTTGCACTCGGCATGTTTCAAAAGCCGGTTCTCAGCGTAATGCAGCACATCCCCACTCTTTGCCAGCATTGCGATCAGCTTGGACACGCGGCCAAATCGGGTCGTGGCCGTGTCGGATAGCAGGTAAAGGCTTTCGAGCCGATCGATGTCGCCGACCTTCGCCTTGGATGCGCTATAGGTCAGGATCCCCGCCAGCATGTCGTCAGCGTAGATCAGGAAGTTGACGGGCCCGGATGTCCAAGGGATGTTTTCTTGGAGGTAGAGCGTCTTGATATAGTCGGCATATCCAGCCTTGCAGCTGAACACTTCGATTTTCGTGTCCTTGCTCAGGTTGTCGATGTCGACGCCCTTGAACTCGAACGGGGTGCCGGATCCGCTCAGGCTACGGTTCACGACGCTGCTGACCTTCTTGCGGTTCGCATAAACGTAGAACGGTGGCTTCATGCCCAGCCGGTGATAGGCGATCATGTTGCGGTCTGGCAGCTCATCCTTGTAGACGGCGACGTAGTTGCAGCCGCTCGCGTCCATCTTGTCGATCAGCTCGGGAAACTGGTCGGGGCTCCACAGCTTATAGCTCGGATCCTCCCATTCGATATTTTCCTCGATGAACTTGAACCAGCGCTCATACCAGCCTTGGATGAACGGCGCCGAGATGATCAGGGCCGCGCCCTCCTCAATCCCCTTATCGAGATGGTCGATAAAGTCGCCGCTGTAGTAGCCAGACAGATCCATCTGGGCGGCAAGGTGGTCAACCTGCAGCCCGAGCTTCTGGACGTACTGATCAAACCGGGCCTCGTAATAGCGCCAGTGGCGCAGGTTGTAGTCGTTTTCTGTCCGGTAGACCCGGCCCAGATAGAGGCAAAGCAGCATGGCCGCGATCCGGTCGCGGTAGGATGCACCGACAAGCCAGCCCTCCCAATGCGCCACGCGGCCCTTGAATGTGAACGGCACAGGCTCATCCATCTGGTAGCCGGCGATCGCCGCGCTCATCAGGGACACGTCATTGCCATAGAAACGAGCCGTTGGGTTAATCAGCTTGAACGCGCGCTCGAAACTGAAAAGCCCGGAGCAGCCGACATAGACTTTGTCCCAGCTCTCGCTGTCGGTCGCCCGCAGGATCTGCTGCATACAGACGTTTGGAATCGAGCCGTTAAAAATCTCGTGAGAGACAAACATTTGGTTTCACCTTTTATCGTCAAAGAAAGCAAGCAAGCGGATTAGCGCAGTTTCCAGTGTAATCCAAACTTTCTGGCTGGTTTCGGTGTCGCTTTTACTTGTCCAGTCTCGCTATCCGCGATATGTATACGTCACACCATCAATCAGGAGACGGTAATGAAGATCTATACGAGCAGCTGGAAAGAGTATCAGGGACTTGGTCGCATTGGCATTTGCCAAGGGCGGCCTCGCGGCGCACCGGCAGGGTATCGCATGTATAAGGCTCTGGCGCCTTCATGGGACATCATCAAGACATCGGACAGTATCGAGGAGTACGAGCCTCGGTATTATGCGGAGGTTCTGGACTTACTGGATCCGCACAAGGTTCTTGAGGACATCACCAAGCTGGCTGCGGGCAATCCGCCTGTCCTGCTGTGCTTTGAGACTACCCCACTGCACCGGGACAATTTCTGCCACCGGACGATGGCGGGCGCATGGCTTCGCGACAAGCTGGGCGTTGTGGTTGAGGAGTGGAGCGGGGCTAAGGAATCGAACCCGAGACAGACAACACTGGTCGTGTAGCTGTGAACATCCCCCGCACTGATCCCCTCATAACCAAGTCAGACGCTGTCCGTCAACTGCTACGCGATAAGCAAGACATTGATGCCCTTCGGATTGCCAAGGGCTTCCGCTGGCTTGGCGATCATAAGGTGACGATCCAGCGCGGGTGGGATGCCCATCAAAATCCGCGGTTCGCGCGCGGCCTTGGTAAGGATCCCGATCAATTACTGGGGGCGGCTCTGGTCGCCCTCAGATCCCTTTACGGGTAACGCTTCGACTTGGTGCTGATTTGCACTTGTCAGACATCGCTAATTGCGACAAGTATTGGTTATCGGGCAATGGAGCCCATCGAAAGGACAACCCAATGACCCCCAGCGAAACAAAGCGCCACTATGACCGGATCCAGCGGAAAGTAGCTGATCTATCAAAGCAGGCCAAAGCCGAGGGTTGGGCGATCCTTGATCCCCGCAACCGCGAGCTAACCAGCCTGCGCACTGAACTTGCTGAATTGGAGAAGTAAATCACCAGCGGGGCAACGAGCTGCCCGCGACTACCCCGCTGGTTCCACATGACACCCTTGGAAGGAACCATGATGCTGAAAAACATATCGCTAGATCTTATCACCCGCAACCCGGATCAGCCCCGGCAGAGCTTCGACCAGCGTGCGCTGGGTGAGCTGGCCGCATCCATCGAAGAAAACGGATTGCAGCAACCGATCACGGTGCGGCCGATCGAGCCGGATGCCGATGGGCACACGTTCATGGTCATCGCTGGCGAGCGCCGATTCCGCGCGCATAAGCTACTGGCCGAAAGCGGCAAGGCTGAAACCGTCCTCTGCCACGTCCGAAAGATGGACGACCGAACGATGCACGTCCAAGCCATCCTCGAGAACCTGCAGCGATCTGAGGTTGCCCCGATGGAGGAAGCCGTTGCCTACCAGCGCATGATCGATGATTACGACTTCACCCCGGCAACGCTGGCGAAGCAGCTGGGGATCTCGCAAGTCTGGCGGATCACCGACCGGACGGCGCTGCTCGGCCTGACGCCTGACAATCGCGGCCTGATCGCCCAAGGGATCATCACCCTCACGCAGGCGTTCCATATGGCGCGGCTCAGCCCGAACGGGCAACAGAAATTCCTGAAACTCTGCACGACCGGCCTAGCATCCACGAATAAGGCAGCTGCGGAAGCGGCCGACGCCATCGCGGCGCAGGAAGCCCAGATTGAGATGCCGATGGTGACACAGATGCCCAAGCGCGCCTCGATCAAGTCGGTCGAGGATCAGATCGACAAGCTGGGGGCCGCACTCCAGCCGATGTTTAAGGATGGGCCTTACCGGGTCGAAAGCCCGATCGTTCCATCTGAGGCCCAGCGCTGCATTGAAAAGATCAAGTTGCTGCGCAAGAACCTCGGCCAGATCGAAAGCGAGTTGAACCGGGCGGCGACTGTTTCTGCGGCCGCATAAAAGTAGGCCGGCCCATTTCAGGACCGGCCTATCAGGAAGTTATCAAAGGGAAGATCAGCGAGCTCGCCGCCACAGAGAGCGCGCCTCCTGTAACCTGTCAATATACGCTGCGATTGTCAATAATGGTGACGACGGCGATTCGGCGATCATTGGATTGCGATAAATACATGGGATTGCTGCATTTTATCTTGCAATACCTCGCGCTAACCGATATACAGATTGTAGGGCAACGAAGCCCGGACGCGAAAGGACGAAAAATGGACACTCAGAAATTCATCCAGCAAGCCGGCGATTATGAGGGAACACCCAATCGCATCGCAAAGCACGTCGACGGTTGTGGCGAAACGCACGTCATCATCGAAATGATCCTGAAAGGTGGTGGAAAGCATTACCTCGACTGGATTGGCGGTGAGTATGCGCCCGAGCCTGACGAGTGCGGTGATGAGGTTCCCTTTTCTGGCCTACGTTGGGGCAAAGTCGTAGTGGGGTCGCCGAAATGACCCCCACCCTCAAGCCTCAAGCCATCGCGGCCCGCGCATATGTGCAAGCTCTGCACGACCACCGGGACGGCAAGATCTCAACCGCTGAGAAAGACGCTCTCGGCGATCGCCTGAACGCAGCCATCGAGGAGCACGGAAAGCCATGAATTACGCCAGATTTAAAATCGCTCGGGCGCAGCTGACCGAAAACTACTTTGCGCCAGTGCCGTCCCAATTCCAGATCATGCCCCGCGCAATAGAGCGCGCTGGCGAGGACGGTGAGGGGTTCTCGATCATCGGGTACACTCGCGCCCTTGCCGACGATTGCCTTGCGATCACCGGCTGCATCGATGGGGGGCGGGTCGCATGAAGGGCCGGATCCGCATGGCGCTGGGCAACACTGTTGGCGCCCTCGCACTTTTCGCAATCCTCTGGGGGCTGCTCGCCCTCGCTGGTTAAACCGACACTCGAAAGGAAAACCCGATGTCGAACCCATATCAAACCAAGATTGGCACGCCCGGATCCGATGGGCCCGCCTTCCCAGCCACAGAAGCCGGCGATGATGTCAGCATCTTCGCGGCCCCGGCGCATTGGGGGCAAGATCCCAGCGTGTCGATCGTGGTCAACCTGAACGCGGCATCGATGACACCGCGCGAGGCCCGCCAGCTGGCGATCGCACTCCTGCAGCACGCAGACAGTGCCGAAAACGCAGCATGAAGCCAGTCACCCTCACATTGCAGGATGACGAAGCCAAAGCCATCCGGGCCGCGCTGCAAGCCGTGCTGCGCGATCCGCAAGCTACCAACCTGATCTATGCGACCAAAGCTCAGGCGCGCTCGGCGCGTCGGGCAGCTAAGAAAATCGAATGGGCATCCCAGAAAGGGCCGAGCCAATGAAAAAGCCGAAAATCATAAACCCCTGCGCTGACGACAGAAACGCCGGGTCGGGTGAGAAGATCATCGAAATCACGTTTCCAGACGGGACGTCATGCCTGATCTCGATCCGCGAGCTTATGGGGATCCGGTCGGTCGAAATCTACCAAGCCAACGCAGACGTAACCGTTCGCGCCGATGGCGACGAAATCGAATTGAAGGGAGAATGACGATGAGCAACCTACCAACACATGAGGCTGAGCAAGCCGCGATCACAGCGGAGTGCGAGCTCGGAATCTGCGACCATCCCGCGTGCCAAGAGGATGACGCCGACGACCAATGCCGAACCTGCGGCGTCTGGTATCAAAGCGCCGGCGATGGATGGGACGGCGAGTGCCCGGACTGCGCGGATAAGGCCGACACGTCCTATCTCGATGAGCTGGTCGATCGCTGCGCACCGCGCTGGTCGTGGGAAATCATCGACGAGATCATCGAGAGCGCAGGCTCAAATCTGGATAGCGATGGAGATCTGATCGTGCCCGGTGATTACGACGGTGGCAACGCGGTCGCGGATCTGGTCGCCGCTGGACGCGCGATGGGCCTTGCCTGCGAGCTGGCAAATGATCAGCCCATCAGCCGGCGTGAAATCGACGCCCTGATCAATCCGGTCGTTGAAGCCGAGATCGTCGCCACTCCAGCTTTAAGCGCGGCCGAGCTTGCCACCATCCTCGCCGCCCTGCGCTACATGCAGAACGACATCGCCGATGAAGGGGATCTGTGGGAGCCGGGCGACATCGCAACGAATTGCGGGACCGTTGAGGCTCTGGGGGCCGATGAGATCGATGATCTGTGCGAGCGCCTGAACATGGGGCCGGAACCCGAGCCGAAAACCTACATCCACCCGGAGAGCTTTTGCCCCTCCAACCACTACAACCCCGGCGACGACATTTGCGCCGATTGCGGAAAGGATTTGAACGATGGCTGATTTTGAAATCGTGTTCTGGGAACAGCGGCGCATCGCGATCAAGGTGACGGCTGATAACGCCAAAGCCGCTCGGGATGAAGCTGAGGCGATCTGGGACTGCTCCAGCGAGGAGGACATGGAGACGCTGCCGGATTTCACCGTCGATAATCACGACATAAAATCAACTCAGGTCTACGCGATTGTCGACGGCCAAGGAACGGAGGTTCACGATGAATAGTCCCAGCCTCGAGCAGATGTCTAAGGTGATCCGCGGGATTACCGACGCCACCCGCGCGCCACAGCCGCGCACCAACGCCCACCGCGCCAATGAGGCCGGTGTGTTGATGGATGCCATGTGGGTGATGACCGGCGTGGATCCAGACCCGGAAGCCGATGGGCCTCAGACAGCCCTGACCGACGTGCTGGCGCATCTCATGCACTACGCCGACGCGCACGGCATCGATTTTGACATCTGCGCTACCGGCGCGGCTGGACATTACAGGGATGAAACAGAGGAGGCGGGACAGTGACGGACGGTCAGAACGGCACGAAAGTAACTAGCATGAAAACCATGACACCCGAAAGCCGGTTTGAAAGTGACGGGCTGGCGTGGCGCATCCATTTCCCAAACCTTCTAAAGGAGATCTTGGTGAATGATGGCTGCAAGGCATTGGCGGTCCCCCTGAACATTATAGGGCAGACCCTCCACGATCTGGCTGAGTTGGCGATTGAGATAGACGACCCGCGCTTGCACCTGATGATGTTCGACATGACCCTGTATGACGTCGCGGATCTGGATAAGACCGATAGGGAGGAGTCAGCGCGCACCCGCAAAAGACTGGTGGAGCAATGTGAGGCCATGAAGGCCGCAAAATAACGCTTTTGATGCTTCAAATGTTTACAACCCTCGCTACTTGCGATATACAGAGGTTAGGCAATGAAGCCTGAAACTCGGAAAGGACGAAAGATGGACATCCTCAGTGAAATCGCTGCGACACTCGGCACCACCGAAGAAAAGGTAAATGCGCGGATCGCGGGCTTGAAGCTCGGCCCAATCTGTTCGCGTTGCGGCGGATCAGGGAGCTACAGCTTTAACCAGATCGACGGAAGCCGGTGCTATGGCTGCAACGGCTCGGGTCATACAAACCCCAAGACGAGCGACCTTCCCGGTATCCTAGAAGCGGCAAAAGCTGCTGTCTCGAACGGCGATCTGGAGCGTTATTTGCAAATCCTGAAAT